CGGGTGTAGCGCAGTTTTGGTAGCGCGCTTGAATGGGGTTCAAGAGGCCGTGAGTTCGATTCTCGCCACTCGGACCATTTGCTTCTCAGTCGAACAGCCTTCGGGCTGGTTCGACTGGGGAGCTTTTTTCATTTTTCCACAATCTTCCTCGGCAATGTTGAAATAGATGGTCAGTTCTGTGTTGCTCACCTCAATCTTGCTGACAAAGGTATCAATCAGGCGGCGGCGGTATGCCTTGGTTTTCTCGCTGGGGGCAATAAGGAACTGTTCCAGCAGGTACAGAACTTCTTCCTTGGAGAAGACCGGGTACTTCGGCTCGGATTCCAGCGATGACAGCTGATAAGAAAGCGTGTCTGCCTGCTGTTCCAGTTCGGCAAGGCGGTTGGTCAGCATAGCCCCGGCGGTGCCGTTCTCCAAAGCGGACAGCAGATTCTTTGCCTTGCGCTGCACGTCGGCAAGCTCGTGCTGCAATGCTTCCTTCTCCGGGTTGGGCTGGTTCAGTTCGGCGGTCTGGGCTTCGATCACACTGTCTGCAATGCGATCCATCACGTCCGGCTGCAACACGTCGTTACAGACGGTGCGGATCACCAGACCTTCCAGCTCGTCCTTCGGGATGTTCCGGCGGTGGCAGTCCTTGCACGGACAGTTGTAGTAGAAGTACACCTCGCCGTTGCTGCTGTGACCGGACACACCCTTCATGGCAGTGCCGCACTCGCCGCAAAACAGCTTGCCGGACAGGATGTAGTCTGCGCGGTCATTGCGCGGGGAACGGCTCTGGCGGTTACGAATAAACATCTTCTGCGCCCTCTCCCATAGATCGTCGTCAATAATGGCCGGTACTGCGCCCTCAATGCGCACGTCAAACTTGGGGCTGACATACACGCCCCGATAAACCTCGTTTTGGATGATACGCACCACGCTGGATTTATTGAACGGGTTGCCCCGGCTGGTGCACAAGCCCTGCTCGTTCAGGTGCGCAACGATAGCAGAGGACGCAGCCCCGGCGGCGTACTGTTCAAAGATATACCGCACGGCGGCAGCCCCGGCAGGGTCGATGATATACTTCTTGTCCTTGTCAACGGTAAGGCCAAGGGGGCGAGAACTGCCAATAGCCTTGCCTTTCAAGGCACTTTCCCGCATACCGCGCCGCACCTTCTCGGCCAGTTCGGCAGAGTAGTATTCGGCAAGGGCTTCCATCAAGCCCTCTACAATGATACCGCCGGAACCTTCAACGTTGGCTTCTGCGGCATAGAGCAGCTCCACGCCGTTGTCGCGGAGCTTCTTTTTATAGACGATGCTGTCATACCGGGAGCGGGCGATGCGGTCTGTTTTCCAGCAGATCACATAGTCGAACATCCCTTTCCCGGCATCGGCGATCATCTGCTGAAACTCCGGTCGGTCGTCCGTCTTGCCGGAGATATGCCGGTCAATGTATTCATGCAGGATGACCATGCCATGGATACGGGCGTAAGTTTCGCAGTCCCGGCGCTGGCCCTCAATGGACTGCTCCGTTTGATGACTGCCGCCGCTGTAGCGGTAGTAGGCAACAAGCCGGTTTCCACCGGTCGGCTGTTTTTTCATAGAGATACCACCTTTGCAGAAAGAGAATGCGGAGGTTTACATGGCATTGAACAGGTCGATTACTTCCTGAGGAAGGTTGTCGGTCTGCATGAGAACCATACCTTTGTGAGCATAAGCAGGGAATGAGCCAAAGCCTTCCATGATAACGGTGCCGTCCTTTTCGGCAGTCAGATAAGCGTCAGACGACGGATCAAAAGTATACACCTCAATGTTATAATCGGGTGTTTTGTATTTGTAGCCGTTTACGCCGCCGATAAGTTCAGCAGCCATACGAACCTTTTCCGTATAAGCAATACCGTTCTCAGAAAGCGCGGCTTCAAAATCGGAAAACGCATCATCGACCGATGCAGAAGATGAAACGGAAACGGAAGAAACCGGTTCCGAAGAACTGGACACAGCAGACGAAGCGCCGCTAGATGCAGGCGCGGAACTGGAAGAACTGCCACAAGAGGAAAGAAGGAGAACGGCGGCACAGGAAACAGCAAAGACAGAAATTTTTCTCATAAGATAATACCTCCATAGAATAATTTGCATACACGAAAAAGCCTACCGGGCCTGTCTCCCGGTGGGCTTTTTCTTTTTGTGCGGATTTACTGGTGATTCTTCAGCCACTCAGAAGCGGCACGTTGAAGAACTAACCGGCGGTAGTACACGATTCGCTCTCCGGCGGCTCGTTCTTTTCCAGAAGGGCTTTGAACTCGTCGCTCTCGGCAATGCGCTGGGCTTCCTTATCAGGTATTGCTGTGCTCTGGTCTGCGGATTTTGCGGAACGGTCAAAGACGTTATGCACATACTTCAGAATCACGTCACGTTCCTGCGGGTCCAGATCAAGGAACGCTTCAATTACGGAACGTTGCTCCCTGCTCAGATCGTATTCCGTGGACAGCCGATCCAGCACGCTTGCCCGGGTCTGCTCAAACATTTCGCCCTCACCAGTGCGGAGCCACTGTTCGTTTACACCGAACTCCCGGCAGATAAGAGTAATGGTCTGAACGGAGGGATTGTTCTTACCGCTTTCCAAAAGACTAATGGACGCTTTGCCTATGCCAATGCGGGAACCAAACTTCTCCATACTAAGTCCAAAATGCTCTCGAACCTCCCGGATTCTATCTTTCATACCTTTGCTTCACCTCCTTTACCATAATAATAGCACGGTGCGTTAATTAAGTCAACGAAAAAAGAAGAAAAAGGGGTTGACAATGATAGTTTGATAAACTATAATGAACTCGTAAAGTTAACTTAGCGAACACAAGAGCAACAGAAAGGGGGCGAAGGAGATGAAAATTGTAATCACTGGCAGCGCAAAAGAAATTGCCGCCCTTGTATTAGCGGTACAAGGACGGCAAAAGGTCGAGAGCTTAACGATTGGTGGGGTCAGTACCAAGGCTCACGGCAATGATCTGATCGCAGAACACGGTCAGAATGGGGAAGTTCACAACGGGAGTTGTGGCTTCGAACCGAGCATCCCTTAACAGAATGAACTCGCCGCTTCCAGCGGAACGCTCTTCATCGGGGCTATCAGCCTTAGAAACAGCTTCAAGAGCCGCAGAGTTGAGCGTCTGTGCAACGGTAACATTCAAATTGTCTGTTTTTTCATCAAACACGGGAATGCCGCTGATGATGCCAGCGGCGGTGACAAGAAACAGGCGATTTGTTTCAAATCCCTTAAGGGAAATGGAATGAGCGTATCCGGTAAGGATAGCCTTTTTAGTTAACGACAGGCTCATTTTTACACCTCCTTTCTGTGGCTATTGTACCACGGTGGGAGGAGATGGGCAACACGAGAGCAACAGAAAAGGGGGTGAAGAAGTGTGATCCACCAAAAAGCATTTAATGAACTCGACGTGGACGAAGTACTGAAACACTACGGCTACAAGCCGGAAGAGATTCATTGTAACGGCATAGGAATCGGTGTGTGGCGCAAGGAAGAAGCGTTTCAGAAGTTGGGAGAAATCGGGGCAGTCGTGAGATTTATTGACCACAAAGCAAAAGCCCGGATCGAGTTCAACTACGACCCGGACTTCCCGGCGGCGCTACTTATCACCAATGGCACCATATTATAGCACGACGGGAAGTGCGGGACAACAAAGGAGCGTGAGAAAGAATGAGCGAGAAGGATAAGAGCCAGAGTAAGGAAATGGCCGAACTGCTGGCAGAAAACCCGGAAGCAGCAACCTATATCGCAGGCGTGGTTCAGGGCATGAAGCTGGCAAAGGCTGGTGCACAGGCACCGGAAGACAAGAAGGAGAGCGAACAGGCATGAGGAACTTTATTATGTGGTTCTACGGCGTGGATGCCGCCCAGGCAGCCGCCCGGGAGCCGGTTGTATGGTTCGCACTGATCGTAACCATTGCCGCCCTGCTGACATGGGGCTGGTGCAGCATCAGCTACACCACGAAGCTGGAACAGAAGGTGAACCTGCTGGAAGAGCGTGTCCGGCGGTATCGCTGGGAGTGCGAACGCTTAGAGCTGGAAAAGCAGCTGAAGCGGGAGCGTGCCAGATGATGGGCGCGGCGGCGGTGGCGGTCGTCGTGGTGTGTGCGGCGATGTACACCATCTTTGAAGTGATAGAGCGCAGGAAGCGCAAAAAGTTTGCGGAGGATATCCGGCGCTACATCCAGAACCACAAGGGGGAATGGACCGGTGATAATCAAGACCTGCGTTGACTGCGGGACGGTGATCCTTTCAAATAATGTCACCGCCCGGCGGTGCCCCGTTTGCGCAGAACGATTTGCGGAACGGGTACGCAAGAAGTATAAGAACCCGCCCGCTGATCCGCTGACCGCCGATGTGCGCAAGGCGGACGCGGCGGGAAAGTCATACGGGTACTGGCGCTTGGACGAACTGCTGAAAGAGCAGAAGGCCCGGGAAGAGCTGGATAATCTAATCGAGAGGAACAGGGAGCGGAGGGAGCGGAAGGAACATGAACAACAGCAAGAAAAGGCATGACGGCGGGGCGTACCGTCGGTTCGACACGCTGACCACGCTGTACTGCCGCCCGTGCAAAGACCGCCGGAAGTCCCAGCAGACGCAGCAGCACAAGCAGAAGAAAGGGCGAAAAGCGAAATGAACCTGATTATTCTGGTGGCCGTTCTGGCGGGAACGCTGGTTCTGGCCGTCATCCTGACAGCGCTGCTGTACTGGGTCAAAGTAATAACGGAGTTTGGCATGGGCGTGGTGGCGTTGTGGCTGATCCTACTGCTGG